TGCGAGCAAGCCATACGCGCTGCTGTGGTGTGTAGTGGTGAATAAGTACGGGACTTGTGTTGCCGTTTACTGGCCATGCTCTTGCCCATTTTAATTCTATCCATCCTTCAACATAATTAACATCTGGCGTTCCTGGCCATACCGGGTTTTCAACCGGCTTGGCGTCAAGTTCCCTGAGACGACGCATCACATTGCGCCGCATATCGCGTTCTGACATGATTGTAACCCTTCAGATTGCATGTTGGCATATGCAACGGTGAAGCAGCAACTGATCAGAAGCGCGGCGGTACAGGTGCCTCAGGTTGGTCTTGGTATTTGCCGGTATAGGGGATAGCTTCACCATCCAGCCAGTGGAAACACACTTGGGCAATCGGCATACCAGGATATAGCTTGAATTGTCCTATGTTGAAATAGATTAATTCCAACGTGATGTGTCCCTTCCACCCCGGCTCCAAGGTAGTGGTGGGCATCAACAGGCCCAAGCGGGCATATGTTGATTTGTTGTACACATAGGCGATCACGTTATTCGGTATTTCTAGATGCTCCATGGTCACGCCCAAATGTACAAGACCTGGGTCAAGCATGGCATCGCTGCTTTCATCTTTGTCACTGAGACGCAGGCTGTAGCCAGCTTCATCAAGGCCATAGCTGGTGCCAAGTTCGTGGCGTGTCTTAACTTCCACCATCGGTGTGATGGGGATATGCTTCAGAATGCTTTTACCGCAGAGTACGCTCATCTTTTCTCTCCTACGCTGCTTTCTTCAGTTCGCCCCAACTCGGGCCAATTTCACAGTCAACCTTGAACGGCACCTTGGCAGGGATAATAAGCCGCATGACCTTGGCCATCTGCTTACCTTCCGCAACGTCTGCCACGCTGCTATCCAATTCGTCATGCACTTGTAATTGTAGGAAGTGCCCCTGTGCATCCAAGGCCACCAGCGCCTTCTTAACTTGATCGGCGCTTGTACCCTGGATCAAACGGTTCAGGGCCTTGTGCGTCCAATCATAGGAGCCATCTTCATTGCGCGGGAAATGCAGATGTCTTCCTTCAACCGTGATAATGTAACCACGTTTCTTTGCCGTGTCGCTGGCAGCCTTTGCCAGCTTGCGTATGAACGGTGCGCGGCCATCAAAGGCGTCCAACACCTTCTGGCCTTCAATACCTGCTGCCTCATATATGTAACGGTCAGCATGGTCGCGACCAGCCTCGTACGCCTGCATCTGAGTTTCGAAATACTGTGTGCGGCGGTCTCGGCCCTTGCCTGTGCTGAGTGCCCAGCGGGTGGGCAGCCCAATGTCACGGCACAGCTTAGCACCGCCTTCACCGTAGCACAGACCCAAGTAAATGTTCTTGGCATACTTGCGCGGCAAGCCTGTAAGGTCTGCCATGAATTGGTGATTATCAAGGTCTGGATCATCGTGGTAGGCTTGGCACGCCTCAGCCGCCATGGGGAATTTCTTTACAGCAGCAAAGTGCGTGGTCCAACGCGGCTCTTGCTGACTGTAGTCGTTGCAGTTCCACAAGCTGCCCTTCTCAGGCACATATATCT